CTGAATGTGAAGAAAAGTTTTATGCAGATAACCCAATTGAGGAAACCGAAGATGATTAATATGTTAAAAGCAAATTGGCAAGACGAAGAGTTAGATATCTATTACAGAAAGAATGGCTATCCTAAATCCGTATGGAAAGATAACGAGGGTATGCCTTATGGTATTTATTATTACTCAGATGATTTTGCAGATATTCAAGATGTTGAATGGTTTACTACCGAGCAAGAACGCGATCAAGCATTTAAGGAGAACGAAGATGAATAAAGTGTATGTAGTTGTAGATGAATTCTATGGGACTATATCTGATGTGAATGTTTATAAGAATGAACCTAAAAATCTTAAAACAATCAGCGAAGATGAAAGCCAAAGATGTTTTGAAATGGAAATTAAGGATTACCAAGAAGAAGATGAGGACTAATCCTCGTCTTCTTCTCCAGCTTCTTTAGGCAAAGGTCTAGCCCTACTTTTCTTCTTAACAACTTTTTCTTCAATAATCTCCCCGACCTCTATTTCCTCAGATCCCGACTTCCCCGACAAATCTGCAATCTCAATCCCCGATTTATGTTCAATGGCCTGCTTCCCGAGTAGATCCGCCAGCCTTCTTTCAACCTCGCCCCGACTCATTTGATCTACCTTCCCATGCAATACCTCCCGCCTATCAACAATTAAGCCCCCGACTTTCAAAAGTAAATTTTGGGCGTTAATTGCTGCCGTAAAGTTTCCTTGCGACCAGGCATCATCTCTTAGCTTATACAAGTCCTCGACTGCTCCCTCATGCGTCAGCTCAAATTTCTTTTTCGCTTCCGCCATCAGTCTTTCGTATTCCCGATACACATGCTGATACTTACCGTTGGGCCCCATGTACCGACTAATAACTTTTGGATTCTTAAACCCAGCTTTTTTTGCCGCTTCTGCAAAAGTCAGGGTGGGATCGTTAACTGCATTCCAGACTAACAAACGCTGACGCTTGGTTAGATTCTTTTCGTTATGATTCATATACTCAACAGGCATATCCTCTGCATCTTCTAATACAGGCTCAACTTTCACCTTTGCTCTTATCCTTGATTCGTCCTTGCTCATCTTTCTCCTTATAGCTAATAAGCCGTCCGTTAAAATATCTAACTAATTCTACTACATCTGGTCTTTCTAGCAAAACAACAATATCTTTAGGCAAAACTGCCCGACATTTTTCTGTTAATTTATACATATCTTCTCCTACTTTTGTCAGAGCCTATGACAAAACTCTGACAAAACTCCAAACGTGATAGAGTAAGGGTATACAGAGTAATATATATGTCTATATATATAGTTTTGTCATACTTTATATTACCTACCCTTTTCTTTTTCATTTTTAGGTACATTTGTAGGGTTATTTTAAGGGTACCCTGACAATATGACAAAACGCCTAAACCCTACTGCTATAAGATTTCCAGCTGTCAGAGATTTCTGACACTCTGACAAAACTACCCTGTTTTTAACTAAATATAGACAGTTTCGACCTATAAGGGGGTACTTTTGTCAGAAAAGCCTGACAAAACTATTCGGGATCTTTTTCCTCGGGTGTGAAGATAATTTCTTTCTCCATACCAAACTCTGAATTAAGTATGTGATCTATCTTAGATATGCCGTCTTCGACTGTCTTTGCGTAATTAATAGTTTCAGTTACGCCGTAAGTAAAGATCAGCAAAGCCGTAAACTCTGCGTCTGCTCCTCTGGATATAAAATCTTCAAAGAGGGTATCAAGTCTGCGTCTACCTTCCTCGACTGTTGGCGGGCCTTTCTCCATTTTAAGTATCTTCATACCTAAAGTTTAACTTATAATTCTTCGTAAGGGTACATCCAGACAGGGGTAGTTTCTCCAACGTAAGCGCCGCCAACGTTAAACTCAAAGTATTCTATGGCTTCCTCGTCGGTCATGCCTTGCTCAATAAGCATGTCTATGCACTTATTGGCGTCGTAAATAAGGCGTTCCCCACCTGTAGCTATGTCGCTACACATGCCAATAATGGCTTCGTTAAATCCGTCTGCTTTTAACATATAATCTCCAATAATAAAGGTGAGGTATATTTTGTTGCAAGACTATACCTCAAAATCTCTGGAGACAGGAATGAATAAACCCTGCCGCAACTGCACTTCTATTGTTTATACAAGCCGAATGAATTGCCTGTTCGCGATTAGCAAGGGGGTTCTTGGGAATGAATGTAACCGTCCCAAAAATCTTCTAATAAACTTGGCGTGTATAAAACATTTAACTTTCGCATTTCTTCTGCGAACTTCTCAAACGAATCGCAAGAAGGAGAAACACATTCTGCGTCCTCTTGCATACCAATTAATAAATCACCTATTCTGCTCATACCTTCTCCTTTGCTTCTTCAAGCAATATATCTATCCACTTAACGTTCTTCATGCCAACCAATGCTTTTTTTAACATCTGTTCATCACTTCTATTATCGGCAGCGATAACAAATCTTTTCTCTTTAATAATCGTGTTGCTTGGGTTAACAATTATTTTAGATTTATTAATGTAGGCCCTGGCTTCCTCAACACTCTTAAAGTTTAAATTTCTGGAAACCATTTAATGAGTGCCAAGTCTCGATTGTTCAATCTTGGTAATGTTTTCAAGCAAAGTAACAACTTTATCTTTGTCTAAACTCATTTGAGTTGAAATAACTTTAGGATTTTCTATCTGCAACCCAGCGGATCGAAGATACAGTCTCAATAAATGTGAGACGGACTCTAATAAATAATCTCTGGTTTCGTCAATGTAAAGGTTGGTTTTCTCGTCTATCATATTTTTCTCCAAAATTAATATACCCTCAGTATAAACTAAAGGGTTTACTTTGCAACAAAAATTTTATAGAATTAATAAAACAACTAATCAGGAGAAGATTATGCCAATGAGCGAAATAGATTTTATTAGAGAAGGTATGAAGGCTTTACAACCAGAACTACCATCTCCCAATCATACAACAGATGTACAAAACGATATGCAATCGACCGAAAGGTTGCGTAAGTTTGTTGAGTACATTCGTCAATATCACCCAGCTCTTTTTGAACATGCTTATAAAGAGGCATCTAAATAATGAGATACATACATATCCTACCCATACCAATAAACGATAGTGATTTTGATGAAGAAGGATTTATTCGTGGTGGTTTTTATAATTGGATTTTTGAACAGGCAGAATTAAAAAATATAATGTTTGATTATATAGAAAAAGACGAACTTCTTACTGTCAAAAGTGATGCTTGAATTTCTTTTTTGGGTTTTGGGAATAATAGCTAGCTACTTGGCGGGTAGCTTGCTTTACTTTATTTGGCTAATGAATAAAAATTTATGAAAGATCTTAGAAAAGAACGAAAGGTTTTAGTTGGAGCTACATTTTATGTTGATAATGTAGACCCAAATGCTGAAGGCTTACCAGATTTATTGCGAAATAAGTTTGAGCAAGAGGTTGATAGAAACAATATATTTTTTAGTATTTGTATTCCAGGCGACAACAACAAAATAAATTTAGAAGAAGTAGTTAAAGATAACAACGATTTAAAGCATCAAGTTAAGTTTTGGCAAGGACTATATTTAAAAGCAATAGACCCAAAATGAACGTGCAAACAAGAAAATGCAGAGATTGTAAAAAAGTTAAAGAATTAAACTCAATTAACTTTCCAGATAGAAAGCTAAAGAAAGCTCCGCCTTTTAGATGGGAATGTCGGTCTTGTTACAACGAAGTTAAAAGAACAAAGCCCTTTTACTGGGCGCATAAGATGTTGTCTGGTGCTAGGCGCAGAACATTGGATAGAGGTTGGCCCCCTTGTACACTCACAGCACAGGACATTTGGGATGTATGGCCCATTGATTTTAAATGCCCAGTCTTGGGCGGTGAACTTATTCATGGACATAAAGACAAATATAACTCTCCTACATTAGAGCGGATTAACAATAGCAAAGGCTATATTATAGGCAACATTCTTGTCGTATCTCATAGAGCTAACTGCATTAAAAGCGATGGCACTTGGCAAGAAATACTCAAGGTCGCAAACTTTTACAAACAACTAGAGGAAAAATAAATGGCTAAAACTTGGCTTAAAGAAAAAATAAAAAGTATTAAAAAGAAAACATCTATCGGTGATTCAAGACTGAGCAATGGTGCTGGAACCAACAAACGCAAGACGCGTAAAAAATACAGGGGGCAAGGAAAATGACTCAGCACTCAGATAAAATTCAAAAACGAAAAGAAGAAATAGCTAAAGAAAAACTAAACGAAACGGTTGTTTCTTACGAATATCAAAAAGGTGCGGACTTGCACTTTAGAAAAATAACTTACGCTAGTGGCAAGGTTGTAACTGTTGATTTAAGCGATAAAGATTAAGTGCCACTCAGAGATTACCAACAAGAAGCCTTAGATTCCTTAGAGAACTATGTAGCTATTGAAGACGGCAATCCTCTGGTAGTAATGCCAACAGGTTCTGGTAAGTCTCACGTAATTGCAGACTTTGTTCTGCATATGAATGAACAGAAAAAACAAAAGACTTTGATTGTTTCACATGTTAAAGAAATACTTTTTCAAAATTACGAGAAGCTACAAGATGCTTGGCCCTATGGCGATATAGGCTTGTACGGTAATAGCTTAGGCAGTCGAGATACAGATAACGATATTATCTATGCTCAACTCCAATCAGTTTGGAATAAGGTTAGCGAACTACCTTTATTCGATTTGCTTACAATCGATGAAGCTCATCTTGTTCCAAAAGACGGCGAGGGAATGTATCGTTCTCTCGTTGTCGCCCTTAAAGAACGCAACCCAAATTTAAAAGTAGTAGGCTTTACTGCTACCCCATATCGACTTAACTCTGGAATGTTAACCGAGGGCGACGGATCTATTTTTGATGACGTTGCAGTAGATTTTGGGAGCGGAGATAACTTTATACGTTTAATTGATGATGGTTATTTGTCTCCTTTGGTAACTAAGTGTATGGATACTGAGTACGAGATTGACGATATAGGTTTAAGGGGCGGAGAGTTTATTCAAACAGACTTGCAAGCCAAGATGAACGATAGCGGTAGAACCAACAAAGCCATGCAAGAGGTTCTAACCAAAGGCGCTAATAGAAAACAATGGCTTATTTTTTGTGCTGGAATCAACCATGCAAAAATGGTCAGCGACATTTTAAATTCAAATTATATTACTTCTAGGGTAGTAACGGGAGACACTCATCAACTAGAGAGAGATAAGCTAATAAGCGATTACAAGAAAGGAGAGATAAGAGCCTTAGTTAATTGTGATGTTTTAACAACAGGTTTTGATGCTCCCAATACGGATATGATTGTAATGCTTAGACCAACTCAATCCCCTGGTCTTTATGTACAGATGATGGGCAGAGGTATGCGTATTGCTGAAGGCAAGAAAGATTGTTTGATCTTAGACTTTGCCAAAAATATTGAACGTCATGGCCCTATCAATCAAATAGCACCTAATCAAAAAGGTAAGCGCAAGAAGACAGGAGAAGCCTTAGTTAAGAGCTGTCCTGCATGTAAATCATATGTACCCAAGGCTGCTACCACTTGCCCAGATTGTGGATATGTCTATCCCATGCGTAAGCTAGAGTTAGACTTAGTTTCCTCTCAGTTAGATATTATTTCTAAAAGCGCAAAGAAAGACAGATACGATACAAAGGTTTTAAGTATGTGGTTTGGCAACCATCAGAAAGCAGGCAAGCCAGTTCCTGTTTTTAAGGTTAGCTATAAAACACCCAAAAAAATTATTAGCGAGTATATATGTTTTGAACACTCTGGCTATGCAAGAGAAAAAGCTGTTGCCTGGTGGAACAGAATGGTAAGCGGAGAAAGTTTAAGAAAATCTCCTCCAAGAACTGTAGACGAAGCTTTGTTCAGACAGTTAGAAATAAACCAACCAGATTTAATTAAAGTAGATTACTCGGGCAAGTTCCCTAATATCGTAAATCATATATATGCAAATAGGTAAGCCAACACGTTGTTACCCATTTAAAATAGAAACAGGTGGTTTTATGTTTATCCCATATGATTATACGGAAGCAGAATTAAGTTTTACGGGATGCAGAGAGGATTTAATAAAAATAGAAGACTACTGGGATTCAATAGGAAATCCTAAGTACGATAAAAATATGTCATTTAACGACCACATGTTAATGATGTATAACAATTTACGGTATTGGCCTTCGCCGATGCTTAATGATAAAGTCGTGCAAACGATTATTTTGGAGTATGAAGATGATAATAAAAGAACTAAAAGAATTTAAATCTGAGCAAAAAGGTGACACCTTGGTGTTTGCAGATATACCTAACCCTGTTTACCATTCGGGTGTTGGGATCAGCAGCAGTAAGATTAGAGCCTTTGGCAAATCTCAGCTGCATGCAATTGAGAAAGTCCAGGAAACCACCCCTGCAATGAACTTCGGTACAGCTGCTCACGCTTTACTGGTAGAAGGGGAAAAAGAGTTTAATGATACGGTAGCTGTTGTTATGGGATCTCCCTATACAAACGCTAACAAAGAACTCAAGAAAGAATACGAAGAGCGAGGTCTAACAGTTATTAAAGAAGCTGAAATGAAAGCAATCAAGGGTATGAAAGAACATATGATTGAAGAAGGCAACATCTACCTAAACGCAGAAGGCAAAGTTGCAGAAGCCAGCTTCTATTGGTATGAAGGTGAGGTTCTTTGTAAGTGCAGACCAGATGTTATTTGTCCTCCTGTCCAAAGTCCTTACCCAGACAATGCTATATGTGTGGTTGATTATAAAACTACTCAGTCTTGCGACCCTGTAGAGTTTGGTTATTCGGTTAAGAAGTATGGATATGACATGCAAGCAGCTTGGTACAGAAGAGGTATGGAAGCGGCAGGATTTAAGCTTGATGAGTTTGTGTTTGTTGCGCAAGAAAAAACTTACCCATACGCATCCAAAGTATTTATTATCTCAGAAGAGCAGATGAACCTTGGTTGGGAAAAAATGGAAGGATTTTTAGAACTGTATAAAAATTATTCAGAGGGCGGCCATTTGTCTGTTTATAACTCTCCCAATATTGTTACCTTATCTCTGTAAGATATGTACGATAGAAAAGAACCTATTGATTATAAGTTTAAAGAAGATATAACTTTTGCTGATTTGCAAGAGTATGTCGATAGCACCTACAACCAACATTATTCTCAAGGTAAATACCAGGCGACTGATATGATTGTAGATGCTGGATTTGGAGAGGGTTTTTGTATTGGCAATATAATGAAATATGCCATGCGCTACGGAAAGAAAGACGACAAAAAGAAAGAGCTTTTTAAAATCATTCACTATGCAATGATTGCTTTATACGTCAACGATCAATAAAAAATATGCTAGGATTGTGGGTATGTTATCACTCAACATCCCTCAATACCTTTGCGTTTACGAAGTAAACAACGCTATTCATTTAATCTTATTACAAGCCAGGGACGCTGATACAGCGGAACTGTTTACTTTGCTTAAGACTATGGAAGAAAGCTTTGATTTTACTATGGGGAAAATTCTTGACGTAAGTAAGGTAGATCCTACTCATCATATAAGTCTAACAATTCATTAAAAGGTGAAGTGCTTTCGACAATGCCTGCACTTCAAAGACACTTATGAAAGGTAACACATTAAACCTTTTGTCTTAAAAAGCTAGGTAGGTATTCAATTAAGGGGGGAAAAAATACCTTTTGGGCGTCCTAGCAAAACCCTATGATTACAAGCTCGGTTTAGCTGGGGCCTTAGCCTCAGAAGTTCCTTCTTTTACCCAAGCTGGGCTGTCGTCTGCTTGCTTAGGCGACATTTTTTCTAAAGGTTTGAAAGCCTTGATGTTATTTTTATCATCAGGATAGTCAGCGTTAGTGCTTTTTTCTATTCCAAAAGAACAGATCACTTTATTTCCGACCAACTCACCAGCATTCGAAGGTGGGTTATCTTTTCTTCCAACAGCTTTAACCAAACTAGAAAACTTTCTAGAGGCTATTTCTCTGACAAGCTCTTGCTTCTCTGAGTCATTATTGGTGTACCAAAGGTTAAGGTTGTCTCTTGCGATCCATCCTTTATATTTCTCACCACATACTTTAACTTCTAACCTAAGGTATTCGTTGCCCGTCTTAGAAGTTGTCTTCTCGCACGCACTTACCTCTGTTAAATAGTCACCTTCTGGAATAGTAGATTCTCCACTATTACCACTTTCAAAATCAAACTTGACGTCTGCAAAATCGCTCATTACTTTTCTCCTTTTGTAAATCCAAGCTTATTAATAATATATGCCAAGTTAGGCTCTTCAAAAGAATCTAGCTTGCCACTCCTATCCTTAGCAATATAATTATCACCAAGAACTGTTTGCAACCAACGATTGGTTACTTTCTTCCCCTCATCATTCTCTTCGGTGAATGTCCTAAGACATAACACTTCATCGAAGAAGTAAGGAATTTGGGTAGGTAGTTTTGCGCCAACCATCATAGGCTGATAGTGAAACATACCTGTTGACTCATCTCTAAGTTTGTCTTCTTTAGCAACAAAAATAACGTGCATCTTTAAATCTCTAAATCTACGCATCGTTCTTGTCATTACTGTGATGACCTCACCGTATGCTTGTCTAGGATCTTTGGACCTTGCCTTTTCTTGTGCCAGTAAAAGTTCCGACATTTCGGTTACGCTATCTAAACAGATAGTATCGTAATCGAGTTTGCCATTCTCTAGCATCTCAGCAATTTCTTCAATCTCATACGCTTCTTTAACTTCAATCGCGGTAACGTTTTCTGCGTCTTTAATAGACAACAGACCAGCTTCCATACTAATAATTAAAGTTTTTCCAGGTGCGGTTGCAAGTGAAGTTGTTTTACCAGCTCCAGCTGCCCCATACATTAAAATCTTAGCACCTTGATTTAAAACCAAATCGCTAGGACTTTTAATTCTACTTAATATATCATCAGACATTTATCTTCTCCTTTTTATTTAAAATACTATTTTAATTTATTTTAATATGAATTACAATATGTGTAGATTAAATATTTAACGGAATGTAAAATGAGAGAAGTAGACTTAAATCAATGGAAGGTGAATTATCTCTGGAGGTTAAAATGTTTAACCGAAGAAGAGCTTAAATCATTTAGACAGCAAAAGCTAGAACCACAATATAAGGAGAGAGAAGTGCAAAGAATAACCTTGAAGAAGTATATAGAATTTATTGGTACTGACCCTGCGGCAGAACTGTTTGATTGCTCATCAGCATCAACCAAAGCCTGGAGATACGGACTTAGACAACCCTCTATTAAACAAGCTAAGAAGATTATAAAAGCATCTGGCGGCAAGCTAGACTTTGAATCTATCTTTGGCCCTATCGAAGAGAATGGCGAAGACTAAGAGTGTTCAATTTAAAAGTAACAGCGCAAGATTCTGCGTTGGACTTAGCTCTTGCTTATGCAGAATATGGAATAAGTGTAGTACCTCTACATAGGCATAACAAAGTTCCGCCCAAAGAATTAGGGGGGTGGCAAAAGTTTCAAGAGCGACAGCCAACGACGGAAGAAATTGAAAAATGGTTTAAAGGGCGAGATGATTTAGTCGTCGCTTTAGTCTGTGGCAAGTTTATTGTTATAGATGCAGATACTCCAGAAGCAGTAAATTGGTGTGAAACAAATCTACCTATAACGCCCTTTAAGGTAGCAACAGGTAAAGGGGTTCATTATTATTACAACAATCCAGAAAACTTTACTACTTGGGTAGCAAAAAGAGTTGAAGGATATGATCCTGCAAAGCTAATTGATATTAGAGGTGTGGGTG